GCTTTCCGGTAAGGGCCAAGATATGGCTGAGAAGGTCTACCTTCCTCTTGATACGGAAGGTACTGAGAAACCTAAAACCTACGCTGAAACTTTTAAGAACAACCGAGCGCAATACTATACCCTCTTAGCTGACAGGATGTATAACACCTACAAATGTGTGAAGCGTGGCAAGTACATTGACCCTGATGACATGATTAGCTTTGATTCTGATGGCATTGAAGACATGGATAGCATTAGATCAGAGCTTTGTGCTATCCCTAGAAAGGATAATACGAATGATTTAATCCAGATATTAGCTAAGTCAGATATGAAAAAGTTAGGGATTAGCAGTCCTAACATGGCTGATGCTATAATGATGACAATGCGACCACCTAAGCAAAAGCCTAAGTGGGGTAAACTCGACTATCAGAAGGTGTCAGTAGCATGAGTATTAAGCAAGGTAACGAGATCAAAGAGCTTCGCGGTAGAATTGAAGCGCTGGAAGGCAAGATCAACGAGCTAGGTTTAGAGCCTCGCAAGGTAGCAGGCTTTTCAGACGTAGAAGTTAAGCCAGCTCCTAAGAAAGCCAAGAAGACTAAAGCGAAGGTTGAAGGAAGCGAATAATGCCTAAAATGTCAGATAGTGAATTGTTAGCACTGGTCAATGAAGCCGAGCGCGATGCGGTTCGCTATTCTGCTGAGTTTATGAACGAGAACGAAAACCTGCTGAAACGTTATAATGGCGAGCCTTACGGTGATGAGGTGGAAGGGCAAAGTCAGGTTGTTACGTCTGACGTTCAAGACACCGTAGAGTCAGACATGCCCAGCCTGGTTAGAATCTTCTTAGGCTCTAAGGACATAATGACCTTTGATCCGGCTACCAATAGTGATGCTGACAAGTTAGAAGCAGAACAGAAAACTAAGTACGTTAACTGGTTAATACGCAATCAGGCCACATCATTTAAAGTTATACATGATTGGATAAAAGACGCTGAAATACAGAAGTTAGGCGTTGTTAAGTTTGGCTATGAAGAGGTCGAGCGCACAGAGATCGACGAATGGGACGGTATTAACGAGGAAGAGCTGGAGATAATCGATATACAGCTCAAAGTGCAGTCCGAGAAAGGCGTCAAGGTTGAATACATTGAACAAGCTGATAACGATGATGACACCAAGTATATAAAGGTTCGGCAAACATTCATTGATAAGCGCTTCTTTGTTCGCGGTGTACCTACTGAAGACTTTATTATTTCACGAAATGCAGCTGATGAAGATGACGCAGAGATAATCGGCGATACTTCATTGGTGACTCGTGGTGAGTTGGTGGCTGCTGGTTATGATGAAGCCATAGTTAAACAGCTACCTTCAGTTAATGACCAAGACGAAGTAAGCACCATGAAGGCCATCCGCTTTCGTGATCAAGGTGGCGACAAAGACAGTGAAGATATAAGTCATTGGGCAAGTCAATTAATACAAGTGTTCTATCTCTATGTGAAAGTTGACTATGATAATGATGGCATTGCAGAGCGCCGATATATCGTTAAAGCTGGGAATGTAATACTTGAAAACGAACAGCATGGAATGGTTCCTTATGCTATTAACAGCGCTATTCTTATGCCCCACAGTGCTATTGGTCGTGGTCGTGCTGAGTTAGTCACTACACACCAACGGGTATCTACCGTACTCACTCGCAACATACTGAACAATATTTATAACGTGGCAAATGGTCGCGTAGTTGTTAACGACGAACAAACGAACATTGACGACTTATTAACCGTTAGGCCTAATGGAATTGTTAGGACTGAAGGCGACCCAACAAGTGCAGTGTTCCAGCTCCAGACGCCGTATATTGGCGATCAAGCGCTACAAGTTATTCAATACTGGGATAGTCTCAAATCTCAATCAACTGGCAATCAGCTAGCTAATCAGGGCTTAGACGCTGACAGATTCGGTGAAGAGTCAGTTGCTAGATTCGAAGGCATGAGCAAAAGCGGGGCGGCTAAGACTGAGTTGGTAGCGCGCGTCATGTCTGAGACAGGATTTAGGAAGCTGTTTGACGGTATGGCTTGGTATGTAAGCCGGTATCAGGTCGAAGATTTAGAGATAATGATTCTCGGCAAGCCTATGACTATCCAGCCTTTAAAGTGGGTATCTCACAACTCCATCACTAGTAACGTGGGTTTAGCTGCTGGCGATGACGAAGCAATGCTGCAAAACATGGGGCAATTGTTCCAGATACTTCAGCAATTGAAGGCTACAGGATCGACAGTTACCGACGATAAGAAGATTTACAATGTCATGGTCAAGATACTAGGCAGCATGGGTATTAGTCGAATTGGTGACTTTGCCAATGATCCAGAGATACCACAAGAAGTATTAATGGCTGAGAATGCGCAAATGAAGGGTATGCTGCAACAGCTACAAGGCCAAGAAGATCCATTGGCTAAGGCCGCAATGATAGAGCAGCAAGGCAAGATTGCAGTAGCTCAAGGAACATTACAGCTGAAGGCCGCTGAACTAGAAGAGAAGCGGCGACAGGCTAACGTTAAAGAATTGGCAGATGCTAACCAAACAATCGCAGATTTAGAGTTCAAGTACTCTGAATTAGAATTGAAATTTAACACTGACATACCAGGCCAAGGCCAAGGGGCATAAATGAGTGAATTGAAGGATAGACAGGAATTAGTACGGGGCGATCAAGCAAGCGCTGTACTGAACAACCCGATCTATCAGGAAGCTTTTGTGATGATTCGTGCGCGGTTAATGGAGGAATTCCAGAAGACCAAGTTTAAAGAGAATGACGAGCGTAACGAAATATGGCGCAAGATGCAGACTGTTGAATGGGTGGATAAACACTTTAAACAGGTCATGCAATCCGGCAACGTCGCAAAAGCAACCCTTGTCGAACGTGGCAAGAAATTCATTCCAGGTATATAATTATGTCACAAGATATTTTAGATAAGATCAAAGCTTTAAATACTACAACGGATCTCCCAGAGACAACCGACGAAGTGATTGAGGCAGTAGACGTGTCAGATGATGACACTTTATCCGATGAAGTTGATGTTGACGAAGTCGAAGAGTTAGAAACAGAAGAGGAAGTTGAAGCGGTTGCAACGGATGATGTAGAGGAATCCTACTTTGATATTAACGGAGTAGAGACAAGCCTTTCACAGATTCTAGAGTGGCAGCAAGGCAACCTTAGACAATCTGACTACACGAAAAAGACCACCAATGTAGCTGAGAAGGACAAGGCGCTAGATGCCAAGTCATTACAGCTAGACGCAGCACTTACCTCACTGAATGAGAAGGTTGCTACGTTAGATGGTCTTATTTCAGAAGAGGAAGCGAGTATTGATTGGGATGAATTAGCAGATGAAGACGCCAGCGAGTATCTGAAACAACGGCGGAAACTTGACGCTAAGAAGGCTAAGTTGGTAACGGCCAAGGCCCAGCAAAAAGAACAGTTTAATGCGAAGTTAGCAGAGGAAAGTAACATACTCATTGGTAAGATACCGGCCTGGTCAGATCCACAGGTTAGAGATAGTGAGTTTAAGGCAGCCCTCGAATACGCATCAAGCATAGGTATGGATTTAACAGGTGTTTCAGATCACCGTGTTTATTTATCCCTGGTTCAAGCTTCCAAATTCAACGCAATCGACAGCAAAAAGGCATTAACTGCCAAGAAGGTGCGTAAAGCTCCGAAGGCTGTTAAAGCTGTAAAAGGCAGAGCAAAGGCTAAACCTACTGAGATGCAGGACGCTAAGGCGCGTTTACGCAAGTCAGGGTCTAAGTCAGACGCACTAGCCGCAATTAAACAACTTTCCTCAAGATAAGGTGACATAAAATGACTCAACCAGCAGATACGTTTGACAGTTATGATGCAGTTGGTAACCGTGAAGACCTAGCCGACATTATAACAATGATTTCTCCATCCACTACTCCATTGCTTTCTGGTATTGCAAAAGTGCCGGCAACAGCAACTAACCACGAGTGGCAGACCGATGTACTAGCGACTCCTTCAGCTACTAACGCAGTAATTGAAGGCGATGATGCGACTACTACCGCCTCTACTCCTACCGTTCGACTAGGTAACCGCACACAGATCAGTGATAAGGTGCCTCGTGTTACAGGTACTCAACGCGTCGTTGATTCTGCGGGTCGCTCTGATGAAATGGCGCTCCAGATTATGAAGTCTGGTTTAGAGCTTAAGACTGATGTTGAGTCTACTCTATTCGCTAACAATGCTCAGGTAACAGGTAATAGCTCAACAGCTCGTGAAGCTGCTGGTATCCCTGCATGGCTAGCAACTAACACCGACTTTGGTGGTGGTTCTGGTGCTGATCCTACTGGTGACGGTACTGATGCGCGTACTGATGGTGATCAACGTGCTTTCACTGAGTCTCAATTGAAGTCTGTATTGGCTTCATGTTGGGATGAAGGCGGCGAGCCAGATACTATCTTTGTTGGATCATTCAACAAGCAGACTCTATCTGCGTTCTCAGGTGGCGCTACTCGTAATATCGAAAGCAGCGCGAAGAAAATCATCAATGCTGTTGATGTATATGTGAGTGACTTTGGTGACTTGGTTATCATGCCTAGCCGACACATGCGATCTCGTGATTGCTTAGTGTTAGAGATGGACAAGTGGAAGTTCGCTGTATTGCGTGATTTCCAATCCAGTGAGCTGGCTAAAACTGGTGATACTGATCGTGAGCAAATGCTTGTCGAGTACACGCTTCAGTCTTCTAACGAAGCAGCTAGTGGTGGTATCTTCGATTTAACCACTTCTTAATCTGGCGGGGGCTTCGGCCCCTTCTTTGGAGGATACGAAATGAGTACTTTTAATCTAAACAACGTCTTTCTGACAGTTCAGATTGCCGATGTATCAAGCGCGGATCAGGTCTATATCCCTATTACCGACGAAACAGCCGGTGAAGTGGTAGAGATTCGTACTGCTATCGATGGTGCAATAACTTCGGTTGATGCGATCATAACCCCTAAGATCGGCGGCACAGCTATGACCAATGGAGCAATTACTATTGCTTTCTCTGGTTCGGCTGCTGGCACTACTGATGTTTCACGGCCTACTGGCTTACGCACTGTTGCGGCTGGTGATGCTATCGAAATAGAAACTAACGGGGCCTCAACTGGCACTCGTAAACTTGCGGTAACTATCGTAATTAAGAGGTAAATGAATGTCTAAGTTCTTGTTCGACGTTAATGGCGATATTGTAAGCACGCTACATTATGACGAAATGTCTGATACTACGACTATCAAGCAGATTCAGGATGTGGACCCTTACCTTGAAGCCAATAAAGCCGAGCGGGATTCTCAGACTTCACTCTCTAAAATGGGGGATGGCTTGCAAAAGATCGCATCTATTCCCCTAGTCTTAATCGATCAATGGCGCAAAGAGATTGGCAGTGATCCATTGCACCTATCTAATCGCGGTTGGTTAATGCGCAGGCTTAATGATCCAGCTTATTCGAAGTTAAGAACCAGAACAGGAAATTTCTAATGAAGATGATGAAGATAACAGGCGAAGGGTCAGGTGCTACCACTGGCGGTTCTAGTGCAACTATAGCAATACCGGTTGATGCTTCAGGCGTTAAAGCTGAAAAGGTTCTAATCACTGTTGAAGGTGCTACTTATGTATTGCCTGGATTAAGTGGCGCAACTGCTACAACCTCAAGCATTATCGTTTCACATGACGAACCACTAGCGCTTGATGTGTTGGGACTATCCCATATTGCACACTTACAACTAACGGCAGCGCAGCGAATCACAGTAACCCCTATTGATTGAGTAATTAACAATGGCTTTAGATACGTTTGCTAATTTAAAGACTCAGATTATAGACTTCTCACATCGCGGTGATATCTCTAATAGGATAGATGATTTCATTGTGCTAGCTGAAGAGGCTATGTATGCCAATCCTGATTTCCCTTTGCAGTTACGGCAGATGGAGACTAGAGCGGAAGCGACTACAGGCCCTACCAGGTTCTTAGCCCTTCCTGATGGCTTTATAACTATGCGTAGGCTTAAGCTTAATATCGGCGGTGGTAGTTGTGACGTTCAATACATGGCTCCAGATCAAATGGCCATCCAAAGCGCGAGCGGTCAACCTAGATTCTTTACTGTTACCTCACAATTAGAGTTTGACCGAGTGCCTGATTCTACTTATACGGTAGACATGCAGTATTCAGCCATACCCACTCCATTGAGCGCGGCTAATCCTACTAATATAGTTCTAACCAACCATCCTTCTGCCTATTTATACGGTGCATTGACTGCATTATTTGGATGGGCGAACGATACCGAGAACGAGGCCAATTATCAGCGGAAGTTCTTCGGGATTATCCAAGGCATTAATAAGCGATACAAGCAAGGTCGCTATGGTCCGGCTCCTAAGATGCGCATAGAAGGTGCCACCCCTTGACGTTCCAAACCGTACCGGTAAATTTCGTAGGGCAATCATACGCTCATAGGTCTAGGTCGTTATCTAGCCAGGTGACAATGAATATGATTCCTGAGTTTGTGCCTACTGGTAAGACTGAGGCGGCAATGACCAGCTGGCCAGGTTCTAAATCGTTCTCTACTGCTGGTGGTATTGATCGTGGAATGCATGTTTTCGCTAAAGAATTGTACAAGGTTACAAATAACACCCTATTCAAGATTGATTCGCTAGGCAATCAAACAAGCTTAGGCACCATCCAAGGTACTAACCCCTGCATATTCGCTGATAACGGCACTACTATGCGGATTGCCACAGGTAGCCAAGATTACTTAGTGACTGCTGACGTATTGACCGAGCTAACAGACCCAGATTTGAAGCCTGGTAACTCTGTTACTTTCCTTAATAACCTGATGATCAATGACTCTGACGGTGGGCAATTCCAGGTTTCAGACTTCGGTGTTCCTGGTTCGATTGCTCCGAATAACTTTGCCACTGCTGAAAGCGCACCTGATGACACTATCCGAGTGTATGCATTCAATGAGCGCATATTTCCATTCGGTGATGTAAGCACCGTTGAGACTTGGTGGAATTCTGGCACTGGTAACCCGCCTGTTGATAGAGTGCAGGGCGGAACTATGCAAATAGGTCTAGCTGCTGTTTACTCTGTAGCCAATAGCACAGACTTTGTATACTTCCTAGGCACTGATAGAACAGTTTATAGGTTCTCAGGTACTCAACCCCAACCAGTAACGCCACCAGCAATAGCGGCAGAGTTTCAAAGCTATGCAGTATCAGATGATGCGCGGGCGGGCGTTGCTAATATCGAGGGCATGTACTTCTATATTATTTCATTCCCTACTGAGGGTAAGACGTGGGCATTCAATGAAACTGGTAACGCATGGTTTCAACTATCTACCGGCGCAGATGAAAAGCAATATATAGGTACATCATACGCTGAAGCATACGGCAAGAAGCTCATAGCTGACGGTGGTAACGTTTTAGAGCTAGACAACAATACCTTTACCGATAACGGCCAGGTGATGATAAAGGAGCGTGTAAGCCCCCCTATTGTTAGCCCTACTGGTGGCAGGATAGAAATGTCATCATTCACGGCTATCATGGAAACCGGCGTAGGTCTTGTTACTGGTCAAGGTGAAGTTCCACAGGCTATGTTCTCGATCTCATTAGATGGCGGCAAGTCGTTTGCTCCAATGGGTAGCGTAGAATTAGGCAGGCAAGGCGAGGCACGCGAGAAAGTTACTATTTATTACATGGCTTCAGCTTATGAAATTATTATAAAGATGCGTGTTAGTGATCCTGTTTTCATATCTATACATGGTGCGTCGATTGAATTACGCGAGGCTGGTTTCTAATGGTAGTTAAAGTAGACCCGTTTCTATATCCGATACCGCCGGAATTCCTAAAAGATCCAGAGGTTAGGGCGTGGTTTGAATACGATAACCGATGGAAGCATGATATTTGGCTTAGAACTGGCGGCGGTGACGATGCAGTTGCTGAGTCACAAATAGGCGAGCTATACGAGCCAGGTATACAGACGTCTAGTGTCGATGAATTAGCTGAAGATTTAGAAGTTGCCCAGGAAATGGCCGCTCAAATGATTGACTTGATAGAAAGGGTTGAGGAATTAGAGGCGGCAAGCGATTCGTCACAGTTAACCACTGATGGATTTGAGACTATTAATATATCTGCTGGCGTCACTGCGTTTACAGCTACTGGTAAGCAGATAATCACATGTAACAATACTGGAGCATTAGACTTGACGTTAAACCCTGCCCCTGATGATGCTGAAGAATTGCACATAAAAAGAAATGCTTCTGGCGCTGTTAATTTTATTGGTACTATCGATGGAATCACAACTGAGAATATAGGCTCTACTGGTGATGGAATACACTTAATTTACACCATTGCTCAAGGCGAGTGGGGTGCATCATGACAGCCATTAGAACTACAGACTTCTTAATTGAAGTAGCAAAAGGCAATGTCCCTGGGAATAGTTTGTTCAGTTGCATAGCCAGGGGTGCGGCGTCAACAGCGTTGAGGGATGTATGGGGTGGATCTGGCGACCTAATATACCCAACCACTGGGGAAACATGGGAAATAGTCAGTGATAACGCTGCCGATACATCGGCGGGTACTGGCGCAAGAACTGTTCTAATCACGTCACTTGATGCAAGTTATGTGCAGCAGACGGAGACAGTAACACTTAACGGGACTACCGCCGTAACTCTTGTGAATACCCATTTCAGACCTGTTGGGGCCCAGGTTATAGACTCGGGAAGTGCTACGTGGAATGTTGGAGAGCTGAGCATTCAAGCATCTGGCGGTGGAAATCAAAGAAGTGTAATTGGCGCAACTCAGGGGAGAGCTTTCGACGGGAGCTTTACCGTACCAGCAGGCAAAACTGTCCTATTTTTGCAGAATTTCATATTGATGCCTAAGAATTTAAGCGGAACGGTTAGAGCTAGGTTCAGGGATAGCGCCAACTCCAACGCGGCCTGGTTCTCAACAGGTGACTTGCCTGTATACCAAAACATGCTGACATTCCCGATAATGGCAAAGTTTCCGATAGCAGAGAAAACAGACTTTAGGTCTATAAGCCTGCTAGATTCTGGAGTGGGTGAAGTGACGGTCATATCAGAGCTATTATTGGTGGATAATTAAATGGTTGCACAAATAGGCACAAATACAAATACAAGCGATGTTGTTACAACGCCTTCGGCTATAAGCGTTGACGCTTCCACGGCAGTGACTTTATTACCTGAAAGAACTGATACCACCCCGTTTATTAGAGCTACTATCTACAACAGCGGCAATCAAACTTTGTGGATAAGAAACTACCCTGCATCTCAGGATAATTTAAAAAGAGGCGAACGACTTATACCTGGTCAGCAGCTTACTTTGGAATTGCCTAACATGGGAATAAATGAATATTCTGGCATTTACAACAGCGGAGGCGCGAGAGATGTTTTCGTGCAATACATATGAAAGATGGCGGCGTCCAGAGTTTTATAGACGAGAAAACCGGTGATATCTCTTTTGATGGAGGGTCTGACAATAGGCGCAATGTATCCGCCAGATCAGCATCTAGAAAGTTCTACATATCCCGCGACAAAAGTAATTTGTATAGCTGGAAATCTAGGATGACGTCCGCTAATGGGACTAATATATTTTATTTGCGAAACGATAACTCAGACGAAGATTTGTACATTGAAGAGATATTTTGCTTTTCAGATGCAAAGTGTGACTTCGACGTTAAATGGGTAACTGGCACGCCAACAGGAACGACAGTAACCGGCATTAACTGGAATAAAAACAACGGTAAAACGATAAGTGTCACGGCGCTTAATTCGGGGGTTACTGGTCTTACTGGGGATGGTGATATAATAGACATAGAAGTGCCAGCAGGAACGAGACAAAGTTATGATTTTGATGGATCGCTAATACTTGGTGATGGTGACGCAATAACAATTACAACCGATGCAATAGCGAACGTGTCTATTAATATTATTGGAGGGTTTGAGTAATGGCCAGAGCACCCCAGAATTATGCAAGTAACTTGCAATTATCAAGCACTGTCGCTGATATTGTCGGCACTGTCACAACAAACACGATGGTAGTGGTTAGAAAGCTATCATTCTATAACTCAGGAACAGTTAACAGGACTGTGACTGTTCACGTTGTTGAGTCTAGCGGAGCGGCTGATACTGGCAATACTCTTGTCGTTAAAGCGATACCGCCAGGGAAAACTTGGAATGTTATCGAGATACAAGGCGAGATTCTTGAAACCGGAATGAAGGTGCAGGCAAAGCAGGACGTCGGTACCGATGTGAATGCAAACTGTAGCGGCGCGGATATTACTTGATATTTGAACGTACCACGGACATGGATTTGGTAAAACGAATACTAACCACTGACGGTATATGGGAAATGATCGGGGGCCACAGGCTAAAAAAAGAAGAATATAAGCCTGATGACTCTTGGTTATATGTGACGGGTGCGGTTGATGACGAGGTGACAGGTATTGTGCTGGTTCATGACACGCCAAACGGTTATCACCAAGTACATGTACAGATCATTCCGGAATATAGAGAGCAGCATAGCAAAGAATTTGGCGACAAGGGGATGCAGTGGCTTTGGGATAATACTTACTATAATACATTGGTAGCTTCTATCCCTTCACTATACCCAAACGTCAGGCAGTACGCAGAATTACAGGGCTTCGAGCTGATCGACACCCTAAAAAACGCTTATGAAAAAGATGATACAATGTACAGTAAATGGTTGATGGCCATAACGAGGAATTAGATATGGGTGCGGCAGAAGATTTAGGTTTAGGTGGCGTAGTAGAGAGCCTCGACCCGTTCGGAGTTGTAGAAACTGTATCCGGTCAAGGTGCAGCAAAAGCAGCAAAGGACGCGGCTAGACTTCAAGCGGGGGCGGGTGCTGAGGCTCGTGATATTGCAGAGGCCGCACAGTTTAGACTTGAGGAAGGTCTTCAGCCTTTTGCAGAGTTTGGCGTAGATCAGGGTATAGGCCAGCTTCCAGGCTTGTTTGAGCAGCAGCAGGCGGCAATAAGCGATCCTACTTCAGGCGTTCTCAACAACCCATTCTTTCAAGCATTAGCGCAGCAGCAAGAGCAACGACTGTTAAACGTTCAGGGTTCCAGGGGCAAAGGGTTCTCGGGTGGTACTGAAGATGCACTGAACAGAAACCTACTGTTACTCGGCAATCAATTCAGCCAGCAGAACATAGGCAATATTCAAGGCCAGATACAAAACCAATTCAATGCAGCAAATATCGGCCAAAGTTCAGCGGCTCAGGTTGGCGTGTCCGGACTTAATACGGCAGGCAATATCGGCGGCATCCTTGGTAATGTGGCAAATGCTCAAGCGGCTGGAGTTATCGGACAGCAGCAGGCGCAAGCTCAAGGTATTAATAATATTATTGGCATAGGTTCGGGCCTTGCTGGCGGGGGAGGCGGGTTTTCTGATCAGCGACTGAAAACGAATATAGAGTTCTCACACGTACATCCTAGTATTGGTGTAAATATATACACTTGGGATTGGACAGAGGAAGCCAAGGCGATTGTAGGCGATCAAGACGAAACCGGCCCAATAGCACAAGAGCTTCGATTGACTAGACCTGACTTAGTAATAACCGACCCTGCAACTGGCTTTTTAAAGGTGCTAATGTAATGTCATTTAATTTGAATGCAGAAATACCATTACTTGCTCAAGTGGCTGACCCTTTAGGCTCGGCTCAAAGAGGATTACAGGTAAGCCAGCAATTCCAACAGGCACCCCTACAAAACCAACTGTTACAGCAGCAAGTAGATCAGCGACAGCAGGCATTGGTGGCTAACCAGAAAGCAGCAGCAGCAACAGAGCAGGATAGAGTAATAACCTCTCTAGCTTCAGGCTTCCAAGAAATATCTGGGTTAGTTGATGCTGGTGATTTTAAAGGCGTTGTTGATGTGTTGACTACTCGTAGAGCAAGATTGGTATCAGAAGGCAAAGATACCGCCATAACTGATGAAGCTATACAGGCTTACCAATCAGGCGATGCCACATTAATCAACAGGGCTAATATTAAAGGCAAACAGTTGGTTGATGCTGCTATTAGCCGTAATTTGTTACAGCCCACAGGTGGCAGTGCGAGAGGTGGCCTAGCATCTGCTAAAACTGAAATATTCGATAACGGCACCATTATTAGGCAGCTACCCGATGGAAGCTCGGAAGTAACCAACCCTGCTGGGGATATAGTCACAGGTAAAAATCGAGTCAAAGTTTTAAAGACAGCACGTGAAGAGGAAATTGCTTTCGCGGGCAAGCAGGCAGCATCGAAAGCGGGTGGCGCTCTTGATCCGAAAGTATCTGATTTAGCTGCTGACAAACAGGCCAAGCTTGATTTTCAAAAGTCTAAATCCAAGTTTAATGACACCATCTCTAGCACTGTTAGCGCCATTGGATCAGCTAAGGCAACCAATGACATAATGACGGACACAGCGAACGAGATTAAATCGTTTATCAGCGGGCTTAATGCTGTTTATGGTGCGTCACTATCTGGCATACCTGGCAGCGAAGCTAAGAGGCTAAAGGGTCTTATTACTACAATGAAGGCGAACAGTGCTTTCGGTACTCTGATCGATTTAAAAGCTTCAGGTGGTACGCTTGGTGCAATTTCAGCATCAGAGCTAGAATTATTAGCCGCTAAACTTGGTAATCTTGATCAAAGCGGCGACATACCAGAAATGGTAAGAGTCTTAGATCAGATACTTGAGCAAAATTCATCGTCTATTGTACGTATGGAAACTGCATTTGCTAGCGAGAAGGATAGATTTTCAAGGGGCTTTGGGGTGGAAGCGCCACAGGCACAGGTAGCTGATGAAGCACCGGCACAGAGAGAAGGCGGCGTTCTGCAAGTCGATGCTAATGGAAATCGTGCAATGGTATTTCCAGACGGTACTTTTGAAGAGGTTCAGTAATGGCTTTTGATCCATCGACAGCTAGACCGGTTCAGCAATCAGGCGGCTTTGATATCGCTACGGCTAAAAACGTAGAGCCTGAACAAGCGACAACCGAAGATCCTGGTATATTCGAGCAATTCGTAGCGCCCGTAGTTGCACCATTTGCGGAAGGTGCGGCAGCGGTATTACGTGGCGGCTTAACCTTGGCAGAAAGTCTTACTATTGACCCTGCTAACGCCGCATTACAATTGGCCGGTGTTGATGCTCAGATACCTAAACCTAGTGAGTCTGAATTTGGCCAGTTGGCAACGGCTGGCGGATTCTTGGAAGAAGGCGTAGCGAGAGACATTATTAGAGCTGGTGGAGAATTAGCTGCTCCAGGTGCAGCCATTGGACAATTTACAAGAGCAGCGGCTAGGGCTGTTCCTGTTGCTCAAGGTATAAAAAGCGGTATAGCTCAACAATTATCCCAGGGTACGGCGGCGGCTGATGTTGGTCTTTCGGCTGTATCCGGTGCAGGAGCTGAAGTTGGCCAGAAAGTAGGCGGTGATGTTGGATCTGCTATTGGGGCTATTGCTGCACCATTGGCGATCGTAGTGCCTATACAAGCAGCTAAGAGCGCAGCTAGCAGCTTACTCAAGAAAGCAGCCCCTACTATTACCGAGCTTAAAGATACCGCTAGAGGCATATACAAATCACTAGACGACTCAGGCATCACCGTCCCATCTAGGTCATTCGATGATTTGGCTGATGACATTGTTGTAACCTTGCGAAAAGAGGGTTCTGATGTTGATTTGACACCAAAGGCAATAGCTTTAGGTAATCGATTAACCAGAGAAATGGGCAACGCTAAAACGTTAACCGAGCTGGATACCCTGAGAAAAGTGGCAAGAGGCGCAGCTGATAGCTTAGACCCTAGTGAGCGAAGATTGGGTGCAATAGCAATTCAAAAGATTGATGATTTCTTAGATGATATTCCTGGTGAGGTACTTGGCGGCAAAGAAGCTGGCAAGGCATACCGCGCAGCTCGCGACTTATGGCAGCGAGCAAAGAAAGCTGAAGTGTTAGAAGCGGCAGTGGTTGATGCTGGTAGTCAAGCAAGTGGATTGGAGAACGGATTAAGAACACAATTTAGAGCGATATCTAAGAAGATAAACCGAGGCAAGCTGAAAGGCTTCACGGGTGAAGAAAAGCGGGCTATTGAGAAGGTAAGCAACGGCACCAACGCAGGAAATATAGCTAGATTCTTAGGCAAGTTTGGCATTTTAGATGGCGTTACTTCTAGGACTTTAACCACAATGGGTGGAATCGGTATAGCTGGTGCGGCTGGTGGTACGGGGGCGGCTGCGGCAGTCCCTTTAGTTGGTCAACTTTCTGGATTCCTGGCTAAAAGAATGACGCAAGGTAACGCAGGTATGGCAAGCGCCATCGTTAGAGCTGGCAAGAATAATAGAAAGGTTATCAGTGCATACCTAAAGTTCACCCCCAAGAGCGAGCGTCAAGCAGGTGAATTGTCTCAATTGTTCCTGGCTAACAAGGTTCCGGTAGGCATGATTAAATCATCAAATCCATTGATATCGGATGCAGCAATTATTGCAACATTGGCAAAACAAAACGACAAGAAAGAGGCTCAATCTTCGTCAGCACCATAATGCTTTTTATGGTACGCGGCGGCGGTGAGCTTCATTTCTTTAATGATCGCATCCTTAACCCATATGCCAACTAGGGCTATGAATATTAAGGTGTAGATGAAGTAAGACATTTGGCTGCTCCGTGGTTGGCGTGGAAACCGTATTTGATGTTGGCGGCTTTTCTTGCGGCTATGGCGTCATCTTTGTCGTCAAAAAAACCTAAATGCACAGCCTTGCCTTTTGACATTATTCTGGCCTGCCAGTGACTCGTTCCTTTTTTGGTTTATATGATCTACGTGGCCTTCCGGCATGCTTCCAGTCATGTACAAAAACGCGAGTCTATGCTGCAAATGGTTTATTCCTCCTGTATTTATAGCCGTGTATCCGTCCGACTTTGTACTTCCTGCTCTATCTCCAGGGCTTATTGATTTGGCCATGCAGTGAGGCTTAATCCAAGTAAAAACACCCGTATCAGGGCAATAGTGTAATTTATCTTTTAATTCTGATTGTGTGATCATGTTAATTATCCGTTAAGTAATTATCGTTCTGATTTGGGGGCGACAAGCGGAGAACGAATCCGCGTTTCGGGGTATCCCCCTAGTCACTTCGACAGTAAAGCCCAATTTCCAGGCAATTGCAAGTAATGCTATACTAAGCAAATACAACACTAAACAAAGGATTTCACGATGGCCTTCACGCAAATCGCAGGTGATGCACTCCAATACATTGAGAATAACATTGCAGCAGTCGACGCATATATAAAGCTGTATGCCTCAGAAACCACTACACCTATATCAATGTCAACAGATTCAACGGGTGGAACGCTATTAGCCAAGGCCAAAGTAAACAGCCAAGGCAGAGCGGTTAATGGTTCGGATGCTGTATTTGTCCCTCATATTGATCAAAAGTATCGTTTCGTTCTATATCCGAATGCTACTGACGCCGATAATAACACCTTCGGCAATGCGCTTTATGATATTGACAAGATTTTCCCATTCTTAACTACACAGCAATTCGGCTTTGTTAAAGACTTCCCAACTTTGGCGCTAGCGGTATCTGATGCAGCGCTTGATGACGGTGATGTTTTAGACATAGCGGAGAGAGCTACCGGCATAGGTGGCGGCGGGAAGTGGAATGTTGTTCTAAGTTCTACTGTTACAGAGAACACTTTCACAGTCGTACAATGTACCGGCGTTGCTACTTTATCCTTGGTACTTAGAAAAGTATCCGGCAGCGTTGATTTGATTGCTGCTGGTGGTGACCCTGGTAACGTGACATTTATAAATTCCGCTTGGATTGCTGCGATGGAGTTATTTTCCGATGGCAAAGGCGGCAAGCTAATTATTCCTCCTGGTGAATACCTTATAGAGCCTACATTCAGGGCTGCTGGTGATTTGGCCAAACAGATCGAATTCCCCTATGACAACGTAGAGGTTGAATTAAGAGGCTGCACGCTTAACGTCGATAGTCACGACAATAGATACATGGCTATATTATTTGGCCGCAAACGTGGCTCTACTTCGACCACACCCAATCGAGTTAGTAACATATCGTTAACGGGTACGGGAACCATCAAAGGTGAGAGATCGACACATTCCCCAGTAGATACCAACTACGGATTCGGCATTTTCATTGCGAACTGCCAAGATTCGAACATAACCACGCCGACTGTACTTGATGTATTTGGCGATGGGATAATGATTGACGCTCTACCCTATGGCCCTGCTGATGGTGACAATAACAACGATTCTACCTGTATAAACGTAAATATATACGGTGGACTGATTAAGAATAACTTTAGAAATAACGTGTCCATCCTAAATAATAAGGGGATAGATTTCTGGGGAACTGTTGCCGATGGTGCTAACGGTGGATCACCTCAAGCTGGTTTTGATGTAGAGCCTGATTTCTTCCAAGTATCTGGTGATTTTATATGTGAACGCGTTGGGTTGCATGGCGTTAAATCCATTAACAATCTTGGCTCCGGTATAGAAATAGTTGATACCAGCCCAGGCCGCATTGATTCGGTCACTATTACAGCGCCTTACGTTAAGAACTGTGGCACGTCATCCAACGGTTTTGGTGGCATTCGAGTAGTTTCACCCGATGGCACAGGATCAGTCACCATTACGTCAGCAGAAGTGCTGGAGTGTTTCGGTGTTGGTATTGATATCGATGGTGCTGGTTCAGGTAGTCAGGCTTCAGCGCGACGAATCAAGGTTATCGCACCCTTTGTTAAAGGCATACTTGAAGGCACTAAAGAAGGAACAACGCTAGGTCATGGCATAGGGGTTCGGAACGGCGTTAGAGGGGTTGATATTATCAATCCTACTGTTGAGCTTTGCGCCAGACAGGGAATTTATGTGAACGGTAACGGTGATGGCACAACCGCTGCTACTGGTGTTTCTGACATAAACATAACCCTACCCAATGTATATGCGAATAGTCAGGTTACAGATGACACCTACGACAACATACTGATCAATCTTGGATGCCAAAACGTATCTGTACATGGCGGAACGATTCGTAAAGACCACCCAACGGAAACGACAACTAACCAGCCTAAATATGGTGTAAATGTTCTTTCTAATGAGTGTCATGTACTGGACGCAGATGTACTAGCTTCAGGTGCTACAGGTGATTTAAACGCACCTTTTGAAAAGATAGTAGACACCATTGCCGGTAGGGATTGTATTATTCGACCGCTGGCAGGCTATAAGAACGCGTGTGCAGTTTTATCAGGTGTACAGAATGTAGATGGCACTGGTACTTTCAGCGTAGCTATAGCGCATAACCTTGATACTTTAGCGCTGGCAACTCCGTCACTTCTCGATGATATTGCATCTCAAATTAGAGTGACGATGATTGATGAGGGTACATTGACCGGTGATCCTGTTGTTGTTACTAGAGTCGTTTCGATTGACGCTACAAACATAAATGTTAAGTTTACAGTCGTAACAGCTGGATCAGGTGGCGATCAGATGCGCGTATCTGCAACTGTTAACCCTCCGGTTATATGATAAGAATAAGAGGTCAGGATATCTGGGGCGCTGGTCATTACAAGGCCCCCAGAGGCAAGCGCACGCACAAAGGTATCGACATAGTATGGCAAAAGGGCTAACGCTAGGCGAAAAACAAAGAGAGTTTACCTTTATGGTGTCTCTGTTAATCCAGAGAGCTTATGAGCTAGGCTATGAAATGACGTTTGGGGATGCGTATAGAGACCCTAGGCTATTTGGTTGGTCAGGTGAAAAGAAAGGCTATGGTAGGTCCAGATCTAACCATAAGAAACGATTAGCTATAGACCTTAACTTATACAAGAACGGCGTTTACTTAAGAAAGACTGAGGACCACCGAGAACTAGGAGAATTTTGGGAAAATATCGGGGGTTCATGGGGCGGCAGGTTTAACGACGGAAATCATTATTCGCTAGAACACAACGGGATGAGATAATGGATCTCCATGATTTTCATGAAACCCACACTTAATTTCTGCTGATTTTCTGGCACAGCAAGCCTCAAACTTTCCTTTAAATCTCCCCAAATAATGATTTTTACCGCTCACCTTTATGAATGCCTGCCACTTCTCCCTATCTTTTGAGAAGGAAATTCCAGATATTCCGGACTTATTGTTTGAATGTAGCTTTGTATTTCTCCCGTTGTCGGAGTGAGTTGCGCATCGTAGGTTTTTCCATCTATTGTCTGTTCTTACATGATTTATATGATCACCCTGGTGTTCTGGCATTTTGTTTTCCATATACAAAAACGCCAGCCTGTGGGCTTTGTAGTGCTTTCTATTGATGGTTATCAAAATATAGCCATGGCTATCAATGCTTCCTGCGACACTTCCAGGCTTAACCTTTATTCCTAATGGCTTGTTCCACGTAAAAACACCCGACTTAGGGCAATAGTGTAGAAATTCTTTGAGCTGTTCTTGGGTCAACATAGCAATTCTCCGTTAAGGAATTATCGTTAAGAATGTAAGCGGCAACAGGATAACGATTCCTGAATTCGGTAATGAGCCTAGCCGCATGTATAATGTACTATAATATGATCATTTGTAAAAGACGGTGAGCATAAATTTATTGACCCTGTGCCTGTACTTGAAGGGCTTGGCTACGAGATAGAGGTGTAATTATGTTTAAACAGATTCTAAGCTTATTTACTGGCGGCGCGGTTAAATCTATTGAGAACATCGCTTCGGAGTGGATAGAAACCGAAATGGAGACAGCAGAGGCAAAAGCTCTAATGGTAAAAACGTTAGATCCTAATGGGCTTATGCGTAGAAACCTGTCTGACCGTGTTGCTTCGCTGTATACGCTTTACCTTGTGACTACGCTAATACTATTAATATGTGAAAGCTTCGGGTTAGGGCCAAGTATCGGCGGGGAGCTGGCTAAAGGTGAGCTTATTGGTGGCAAACTATCTGTATCTATAGCTACTGAAAAAGTTACTCAGCTATTCATGCCAATAACTGGTCTATTCGGGGTTATTGTTAGTGCTAGTTTCGGAGTGAATTACCAAAACAGTAAGCAAGGGGCGTAAAAAGGATTAATCCTCAACAGGATCGTGATCAGTAGCTCTGCGTTTTAATTGATCTTTCTTTATCTGTATATCTAGCTCAAGCCTTTCTCTATCTAAGCGAACATTAATAGACCTGTTGTAAAGATAAAATATAGTCATTGTTGAGATAATGACAGCCAAAATAAAAGTAACGTACGAGTTATATTGCGCGAATGCTGCTGCAAATCCAAATGATGCGGCCCCTGTTCCCGCTAATGCTGCGGGGTCAATTATCGCGCTCACTGGATTTGCCATTCTGTTTATCCTGGTTAAGTTCTGACTTGTAGCGTTTAATTATATATTTTAGCACGTACCAACTCAACTGACTGACGATATAGATTAGAAATGGCGTTACGAATTCTATCGTTGTCTGTTCCATGTCTCACCAGTAGTGATGCGGTTTGTATCGCGATGAAAATAGTTTCGGGCCACCACCTCAACTGGTATAGCCACTCTATTTGCATATTATAGGCTACCAACGATACAACGTCGATTATGAGCAAAACTAATTCAGTTAAGGAAAGTATTAGCACTAGTTTGGTTATCTTAGTCATTACTGACATAGCTATTAGGAATAAGGGCGTTGTCGCTATCGACCATATGAGGTAATCAGGGGTTCCCTCATGTAAATATTTAATTACCAAGGCTATCGAATAGAAGAAAGCGAACACCCCACAGGCAGCAAGATTAGTTCTGTCTTTGTGAATGCACATAGCTAAACAAACTACGATGTAGGGGATTACGCTTTCCATTATGAGACCTTTGTTTTCTTCTTGGTTTTACGTTTAACGAAACCTACCGGCTTTTTCTTAGCTGCTGGCTTTCGTTTAGTGGTCTTTGGTGCGCCATCTGATCTTGGCATAGTCTTATCCTCTAGGTTATTGTCACAGCATAGTTTAGCACTCAATGGTTCAGGGTGCGTATTCCAGCACTCCACGCATTTGAACGTTATCACCGTTTTCCTTACGTGGATTATTCTGTTAGTCATCGTCATCCACTAAACGTCCAAGCTCTCTTAGCTCTTCAAGTCTTTGTCGCTCCCTTCTGTAGCCTTTAGTCGCTCGCGCCAAACAATCACTTGCAATCCACGCCACCCACATCATTAGCGCCCCCGCTGCCATTCCAGCCTCGAAATTATTCATACACCCACCCCCATTACAAAAAAGCACAATATCAATAGTATTAAGTCTTTCATTGGTTACTCCGGTATATTCGTTGTGTATTTTATAAGCTGGTTGATTTTATCGTTTATTGACTTTGCTAGCGTCATTTCACCTTTGCTTAGTGCCGCCCTCATATTAAGACTTAACTCTTCTATTAATTTATCAGTATTAATCACTTCAATTTCTCCAGAGCTTCTGTTAATTGATCCCTAAAATAAGTAGCTGATTCCTTCGTAAAAAACTTCTCGTCTTTGCCGATCATAGCTACGATAGGAAACGTTCTTTTATCTTGCGGTAGTACGGTTACTTCAATTTTCATTGCTCACCCCCAAAAAGTTCATTATGCACCGGCCATTCAGATGCTTTAGTATCGGTAAAATCCCTGGTTGTTTGCGCCTTGTATACATCAAACGCTTCCTTTGCTTTGACTCGCTTCGGAAAGCAGCTCCGACACAGCGTATGCAAGCAGCCCATTTTTTTACATTCTTCGCATAGTTTCATGCTTTCAGCTCCCATTCAATGTCAGATATAAAGCCTGCTATGTCTGTTATCTTGCCATGCAGGGTTACTTCTTGACTTTGATCAAGCGTTTTTAATGTATCGGCGGAAATGCGAAGCCATGACTTCAGTGATTTGCATTGCTCTCCATAGTCCTCTTGCGTTTCATAGTTGCACATGATCTCGGTGTTGGTTTCGTTCGCATCATTAAGCTCACAATCAAGATCAGTGATATGTTCGTCAACATCCGATGCCAAGTAGTACAGCGTTCCATCTTTAAGCCTATGCTCTTTAAAATCATTCATTTTCTCACCTTCTTACCGGCTGCATTAGCCTGTTTTACATGATAGACAATTAGTCCATTTATCCAGCCGCTTTTACCTGCGCCTCGCTTATTTTTCATATAGTCATCGGTGGCAGCATCAGCGTGTATCTTCGCTATTAGTTCACTGTGGCCATTTTCTACTATCTGCCTGATTACCTCTTTTCCTATTAATTCAGATGGAGTCATTCTCAAGTTCCCTTATTCGCTTGTTAAAAAACTGTCTACGCTCGATTAATTCGTCACACTTCCACTTCTTAACCTCTGTGTGAGTCTCGCAATAGTCGATAATCTTCTGGCCTTCGACCTCACCAAACCTTTCTAATAACCCTTTCTTATAACCACGAGTAGTTTTATTCCCTTCAATGTTTCCACTTAACGAACTGTTACAATATTTATTGCACTGTAGATACGTGTTTATCGTGTCGTATCTCAGATTTCCTTGTGCTGCTACTGTTTTGAAGTGGCCGCAGCACCAATCCATATTTTCTTTGCCGCAACTTATGCAGACGGGTTTTAAGCCTCTTTCGTGGAACCATTTAAACTCCTCAAGTCGTCGCATCTTGTTAAATACAGGCTGTGTTAGTTCGTGCTGCTTCCCTATGTTATTGCCATAAAACGCCTTCTTTAGCTTGGTTGTTTCCTTGTCGTATGCCTTGCCCTTTTCTATCTGGACATAAGCAATGGCGCACGCAGGAGAACACACCTTTTCCATTGAGCTAAATCGATTCCAGGGCTTTTTACATATCGGACATGGTTTAGGCTTGGGCATAGCGTCTAACCTTCCTCATAAGCCAGTCAACATCGTTTTCTGATTTAATCCACCCGCCATCAACAAAGTAAAATAAGAAGTTAAAGCGGCCTATCTTGTACTTAAAGTGATTTACCAGGTATCGGTCGTTGCCAAGCACCTCAACAGATTGGCCATGTATCAAACTGTTATGTGCAGCACTAACGCAAGATTTACACGTATTGCTATACCAGGCTTTTGACTCATTCAGCATCTTGAAGTTATCAATGTTTTGACGCGCACCACTAACCTTGCATAGAGGCTTATCACAGACTTTAGTTTTCCTCATTCTGTAACTCCCTATGACGCTTATAAAGACCTGGAAGCATGACAACGAAGCCAAGCACGCAAGCATGAAACCATCCATCCATTTGTAATAAGGTGTCTATCATTCTGATTGCTCCTTAGTAGGCCAAGGAATCGAGATCCCCCAGGTACTAGCTGTGTGTCGGTTAATTGTTTCGTAGATTAAAGTGTAGTCGGTGCGGTTAGCTTTCGTTGTACTCGTTTCGTCTATAGTCGCTTTCTGTACCACCTTCCAGATCAGCTCTTTAACCAGTAAGGCAGTCCAAGGCGTATCTATATCAGCGCTAAGGGTTTGCTTCATATCAAGCCCAGCGGCGTTGAATGCGTCTGCTACCTGCTTCAGATACACATGAAGCGCTGCATTCTGTGGGTTAGTCCTCTTTGCCCCTGCCTTTATGCTGAATTCAACATACTTATGCTGCTGATATAACTTTCTAGCATGAGCGATGAAGACCTCTTCAGTGTGGTCGCTGTTTACCACCCATTTGTCATTCACTATTCGCTATCCTTGTTAGTAAATCGGCCAACATTCATACAGAAGAAATACAGAGAGCATCCGATAAGTATCAGCTTGGAAATGAATCCTGCACTAGCGAACGTAGCGCTGTACTCGTCAGTATCTGGCACGTATGCAGACCCAGCCGCACCAAAGATAGGTATATAGCCATATTGTGCTGAAAACCTTTCGCCAATAGCTGTTCTTTTATATGTCACAGGGTGAACGCTAATGCTTCTCGGGCCGATTCCATCCCAATCTATGTATAGGTAGTGCGTTGAGCTTCTGCCGACTGAAACTGTTTTATCTATCACGGTTCCTTTGTAATAACCTTCTTCGGATACTCGAAAAGATATTGCCTCATGCCAAAGACTGACACACAACAGCGCCACGATTGCCAATATTGATAGCGCTGCTTTTTGATTCATTCTCATCGTTCTTATCCCCGTTGCTTGATTCGATAACTGAAGCTTAGAGCATGATTATAATCGGTGCAACCTTTTTGTTTATTTTAATGCATCAAATTTGCTTTACATGGAAATAAGTTTAAACTACTATTACTGAAACAAACCAACGGGGATAGCATGAAGTTATTGAGAGATCATATAGATAAAAGTTATGGCGGCAATATCAGTCATTTTGCAGAAGCTTATGAAGAGTCAAGGCAGCAAGTACAGCGATGGCTTAGAAGAGATGCAATGTGGCAAAACGGACAGGTGTACTTAGAGCCTGCTAAACACAACAAGGCAATAGAGGCGGATAAGTAATGGATAGGCTATTTGAAGGTAAGGCGCATATAGGCACGCTTGGCAGCGGCGCTACAAGATCAGGCCTTATGGGCTTGGGGAACTCATTTGCTGAAGAGCAAAAAAAGAAGGACACCAGAGACAGGGCTAACGCTGAATTGCTTGGAGCTGCATTAAGGCTTTCGCAAACTAAGAATTGCCCACTGTACATAATGGAGGCAGCAGCAGACGTAATAACAGCCTTTGACCTTGATCATTTGCTGGATGAATCAACACATAAGGATAAAGACAATGGATAACAAGAAAACACTGGAGCAATTCGAGAAGCTGGTAGCCAGAAGCGATGTGCTGGAAATGCTGTTTAAGATCGCTTTCGAGCAAGGTTATGCGCGCGGCCATTATGACTGCAACTATAGAAAAATAGAAAATCCAGATGAGTCTTGGTCTAATTCTGCTTTCAAACAAGACCTAGATGAAACGCTAACCAAGCTATCAATGACACCGAGGCAGATGTGAATGGCATTGGAAATAGCAAGTTATCGTGCATCTATGGAAATTAGCGATGAATTATTAGGTGATGAGCTAGAGGTTGAAATTAGCCATCAATGGGTTGCTGATGACATCCACCTATATTGGAACAAAGAAGGCGCAGAACAAATAGTAAACCACCTAATCACAGTATTCGACATAACCCCAGAGCAGAGGAATAAATGATGGAGTCAAACTTTATTAAAATAACGTTAGACGTGCATGTCGGTATGAATATTCGGAGTGTTTGCGTGGAAGTGGCTGGGATTACAGCTAAAACAGGGCTGCCAGTAGAGTTCAAGTTTAATGGCGTTCTCATTAGTTCAGGGACAAAAACGACTGTTGAGGAAATGGAAGCGGTTTACTACAACTTTAGGCCATTAGAAGAAGTTAAGCAGGACGCAAGGCCAGCTCTAGGGCTTATGCCTAGAAAGCTATTTGAAGAGCAGAGAATAGCCGATATAGGTGGAGCCATCATTAGATATGCGGCGCGTGGTGAAGTGGTTCCAAGGGAATGGATGGCTGAACTAGATGATCTTGTTAATAACCAACCTTATCTGGAGGTTAAATAATGACACCAGTAACCAACCCAATCAGCTCCCTATCCGCCACCCCTTATGTAGATGCATTTACCACGGGAGAAATCCTAGGCTTTGTAGTGCTTATAATATGCACGCAGATAGTTATAACGTGGATAGCTGTTAGATCGATTAGGCGCTACATGATCAGGATGGGCGCGGCTCTTATGGAAGGTATTGTAACTTCTCACGAAGATGTAGCCACTGGAATAATGCTTGTTATGGAGAAAAAGAAATGAGTGATAATACATTTGGTGATTATATATTTGACGGCTGGATTCCTGGCCATGAGATGGAAAGCATACGGTCATTTTGGGGATGCATGGACAGAACGTATAAAGATTGGATCGAGAACGGCGAGTTAGGTGCAACAGAAACCTGTCAGCATGGCCCTGGGCCTAATGGGTTTGGTAATCCGCCTTACGGCGCTACTGTTGACTACATGCTGACGAATTATAAGCTTAGCAAAGATAGCGTTAATGCTGTTTATAATATTGTCCGTGGCCGGTACGTTCACGCATGGAATAACATGGGTAGATTGATCGATGAGAATGGCGAGTCACATTGCGTTTCAAGCTGCAATCATTGGGTTAGGGTTTATCTTCATGGCGAGATAAATCATAGAGAGCTAACTAAAAAAGGGTGACACAGTGGCCACCCTAGTCTAGTATAAATAACTAAAGCCGATGTCTTTGCAGGACACGGTTTGAATAAAATATGATGAGCACAATTCAAAACCGCTTCGGCTATGTCCTCATTATAGTGTATTCATCCCGTTTATAGCAAATCATCGGTTATAGATTTCAGAAATGATTTCTAGAGAGCGTATATGTGGTGGCACTTAATAGCTCGACAATGAAGCAATCAAACGGCGACGGCGGGCTGATTGACGGATTTAGAAGGCTAGAGGTTACGGACACAGCACAGTGTTCAGGGTTCGACTCCCATTAGCTAGCGGTGAAACCGTGCGATAGTTGCTAGCTTGAATTGGTTCAAACCTCAAAGTGTCCCTTCATATACGCTCTTAACCGGAATGGTTATGCTGCTTTCTCAACCGGAAAGTCTGCATTGATTAGAGTAACGGAAGGATAACGGCCTGAAAACCCGCCTTCTGCTGTTGGTCAGGTGGGACGTATTGTTAGCGCATACTCAGCCCCGTAAAAGTCTCCTGACAAGCTAACCAGCACTCTATTCAATGCAGATTTAAAACAATCGAAAAGCCCAACGCCTAGCAATGACCTAACCCTTGTCAACTAGGGCACTTAATTCGGGCCTATTTATAGGTTCCAGGTAATTACTGATTGGAAATGAAAGTTTCTGGTGATTATCCCCTTAATTGGGAGGTGTGGATCAACCTATTCAATAAAGCCTGTAGAGACTAGCAGTATGATTAGTCCAAGGTGTGGATAGTAGGGTTCTTATAACCGGAGGAAAGCAATGTACAAGGTATATTTTATACAGCAAAAGCAGAAAGGCAGAAAAGGGATCCAACCTGTAAAGATTGGCTACTCACTGGATCCAGAAGCGAGGCTTAAAAACCTTCAAACAGGAAGCCCAGTAAAGCTAAAGCTATGTAAGACAATTGAGGTCGAAACAAAGAGGGAGGCCGAGATAGTAGAAAGGTGCTTGCATAGGCTTGGATCCAAGAAGCATAGAAGGCTAGAGGGTGAATGGTTCCTAATCTATGGTAGCTGGAAGGCGTTTATAGAGGCAGGGCTAAAGATGGCTAAGGATCCTATCAAAAAGAGCTTAGAAGCAAGGGCTTAACCCTCTTCTAGTGATAGCTATAACTTAAATTAACAACATGGAGAACATTATGGAATTATTAGACAAGCTTAAAGACCTTAAAACAGATAAGCAGAAGTGGCAATTTATCATAGACGTCAAGCCATTGCTGGAAGTGGTGCTTGATAACGATGAAACATGGGTGCAAGTCAAAGGGGATGATGATTGCGGCTGGGTGGCATTCGATAAATCAGTGGGTTCTATGCCTGGTATCGTGCCATTGCTTGAGGCTATCGGTATCAGTGTCGATTACGTTTAATTAACCCCCACCCCAACTATAGGCGATAAGAATGACATTTGAAAAGAAGCTAGAACCAGCGTTAAGGCAATACCGGCATAGCAGTGTTGATAATTTCATTGCCGCCTATGACCGAGAAGAAACGCTGAAGATATTAAACGATATGATCGCTGGGTACGATAACTTGAGAATGGAAAACCTCGACCTTAAGGCTTCATTGAGAACCTGCGCTAATTCGGCTCAAGGTGTTCTCGATCAATATAAGATTAAGTAACATAATTTAACAAAACTCTACAGGGTGATTACACATGTACTACGAAGAAAAGTTAATTGATGGGATTCTGCACTATAACAGTGTGGCACCTAAGCAGTCTGAACACTGGATACCATTCACTCCGGAAGTGTTGAGCTATCGAGTTTTAGTGGCAGAAAGGTCTTTAATGGATGTGCAGAGCCAAATGATGACTAGCTTATCTAATTTAGCCAAATCCTAATCATCAACTACGCTTATCTGATAACCAGAGGGGATAAGCTAATGATCTGTAACCGATGCAAGCACAACAAAGTCACATACTGCGCACAGGATCGATTCAACGGTAAAAACATAGACCAGAAGAAGCCGACGATGGGCAAGTGTGAGAGCTTCGCAAGAATTAAAATTATTAAGGTGGAATAGATGGATGATCAAAAGTTCACACCGTTAACCGGCAAAATAACGTACACAGGCGCAGATACGCAGCACATATCCTTACTCAGAGATGAAGGGGAAACATTAAACGGCGTAAAAATGGAAGTGGGAAAAACTTATCCATTGAATCATGGTGATATTATCGAGACAAAGGGCAGGGTGATAGGGGCTGATAACCTAAAATGGAGCTTTAGAGATGAATAAATACAACAGCGAGTCATACGCAGCGGAAGCGCACAAGCCAGCTAAGAGGGCAAAGGAGGGTGATAGGGGATTACTATTGCCTACCGAGCAATCGGGCTATGACGTGCAAGGATGCCTTGCTGGTCCAGTTCTAAGCGGTCGATCAAGAAAGGTGTTTCTATTCGACAAAAATAGAACGCTAGTTGCCTGCCCTCATAAGCAGTTACTAAGCATCGAGCCAACGCTAGCAATTAAAGCCGAGCCTGATTATTTATTGATGGTAGAGCAGATTAACAAGCTCAAAAAGAGTTAACTTTTTATTTAACTATGGTGCTAGCACTTGTTAACAGATTGCACTATGATGATAAGCAACACAGGAGAGCAGGCATTGAAAACAAAACAATTTAATTTAAGAATGGATCTAGACGTTATTGCATGGGTCAATGAGCAGGCATTGAAGGATGATCGAACGCCAGGCATATGGTTATCACGGTTTATTAATCAGCACATGGGGAAGGTTAAGCCGGCTAAGAAGCAACAAACAACAATGCCGGCCGTATCTAGACAATGGGTAGTTCCGGCCGGCTTAAATTGTAAAGCATGGGCGGAATTCGACCAGCACAGAAGGAAGCACAAATCCGCTTGGACTGACTTGGCTAAAACTAAATCAGCTAACATTCTGCTAAAGCTTACACACGATCAGCAGCAAGTAACGGTTGATAATAGCGTGCAAGCTGGTTGGCCAGGGCTTTACCCTGAGAAGTTAAAAAACACCAAGTCATTTATTGAGCAGCAGAATGATTCAACATTTGATTCACTGTTTGGTAACGATCAGGGCGCAATAGAGGGCGAATGTCATGCAGGATAGTGATCACAAGGAATTTTACCTAGCACTTAAGGATGCTTTAGAGGTTAAAGGAAAGGCATTATCCGCCGGCGCTTTCAAATTGTGGTGCCGGCTACTTCAGCCATATGAGCTAGACCACATCAAGGCGGCAATCGATCAAGCAATTATGGCACCTAGCTTTATGCTAGAGCCTGCTAAGATTCTGGAATTCTTGCCTGACATGTTAGGGCACGCCACACCAGAAATAGCCTGGTCACTCTATCCGAGAACAGAAGCCGATAGCGGCTATGTAACCGATGAGATTATGCAGGCTGGCAACGGTATTGATCCACTCGACAAAATGGCCAGGATGCCGTTTATCGAAGCCTACAAGCAAATTATCGCCAGCGCCAAGATGAACCAGAAGCCAGCCCATTGGTTTTACTCAGTCAGCACGACTGGTACACGCGAAGAACAAAAAGAAACAAAAATACAACGCACTTTGGAAGCTATGCAATGTGGAAGACTGACCGAAGCAAGAGCAAAGAATACAGTGATGCTGCTATCGCAAGAGCTAGGAAAACAATCGAGTCAATATCTGCCAGGGCTGCCGGAACCGAAACAGAAGATGACATTGACAGACCAAAGGCAGCAGATAGGGATTATTTCGAAAAGAATCAATACAGCATTTCAGCAAACTTCGGAGCCTTCCAACTTGACCGAAGAAGAAACGGAAAAGGCTAGGCTTGAGCGGGTGAAGAAAATACAGGCCGATTTTGATATTTACAATGCGGATGAGGGGCTGGCTTAATTATGGATCAGGTAGCAATAGCATTAACTGGAGCGGTAGCAATATGGCTAACCCAGCAGCCTAACGAACAATGGAAAAAGTACGCATGCTTGTTCGGTATGGCTGGGCAACCGTTTTGGTTTTATTCGGCATATCAGGCAGAGCAATGGGGAATCTTCGCTTTGTGCATATTTTATACGTATAGCTGGTGCTTAGGGGTTAAGAATCACTGGCTATAGGCATCGGGCCAAGTTCTAAACCTAATCCAAGGTCTAGCGACAGGTTCAATATGGCAATAGCTTTACCTGGGGGAATGTAGCCTTTAGATATCCACTGGCTACAGTTAGATTCATCAATATCCAGCTTTGCGGCTAATACTCTGCCGCCACCCATTGTGCGTAAAACGTGTTCGACTGTGTACATATATCACCTCTCGATTAATTAATGTTAGTTTAGCTAAAGTTTTATTAAATATCTACTTGCTATAATACTTTAGGTTAGCTAAAGTTACTACATCGAAACGCAACAGGGAAAAGACAAATGTTAATCAGTGACTACCCAGAACTAAAGAATCTACTTATAGACATAATGTCAGGTAAAGCGATCAAGGAAACTGGAGGTTTTAATATATACATGGCCACCCTTTCAGATCAGAAAGCTTTGGCAGATATGTACCTTTTTGAAATCGAGAATGATGCCAAGATTGAATTGGATGTGTTTGTAAATAGCTTTGAGTTTTCTTCATCTACAGATATGACGCTGAGATCCATAGGATCCTCTCTAGAAGATGAGGTTATGAATTACTTGATAGCTGAGATAGAAGAGCATTTTTTAGATAAAGTTCAACCGGCATTAGATAGCTACTGGGAGGATCAACGAGGTGAATAATGTTACCCCAATGCAGGTTATAGCCAACCAGAAAGAGAAGTTTCTGAAGCTGAACACTGCAAACAATGATTTATTGAGCTTTGAGCAGGAATGTATCTTTGCCAAGCAACAGGTGGAAAAGAGTAAGTTCTCATTAAGTGCAGCGCAATCTAACCCTGGGAGCCTTCAGGTAGCGATTTTAAACGTGGCGGCTATTGGTATTAGTTTGAACCCAGCGAAGCAGCACGCCTACTTGGTGCCTCGTGCCGGTGGTATCTGCCTAGACATAAGCTTTCAAGGCCTAAGAAAGATAGCTACAGACTCAGGCGCTATACTTTGGGCAAAAGTTGAGCTGGTTTATACCAACGATAAATTCACTTGGAAGGGGCCAACAGAGAAACCAGATCATGACGCAGACCCATTTTCAGAGCGTGGCCCTATAAAGGGCGGTTACTGCATAGCCAAGTTGCCTAGCGGCGAATTCATGACAGAAGTGATGAGCGTTGAGGAAATAAACAAGGTTCGAGACACCTCAAAGGCTGCTAAAAATGGCCCGTGGGTTAACTGGTACGATGAGATGGCAAAGAAAACCATACTCAAGCGAGCGTTTAAGCAGTGGCCTCAGTCATCCGATAACGTACAGGGCAGAGATCGACTAGAGGCGGCGGTTAGTGCCTCACATGACGCAGAAGGTACGGCATACACCCTAGAAGAACACGCCGAATACATGAAGCTATTCAACGGCGGCAACGGTCTAGAGTTCTACCTAATGCGAAGACGCACAAGTGAGGATGTGTGGAACGCTTTATATAACTCATTCGAAAAAGGGAAAAAGGTTGCAAATAAGGCTACTGCTGATGATTTAGAGAAACATGGTATAGCCTGCATGCAAGATTACGCACTACAAATCACAGACGGCTCGGTAAGCGGCGATACGTCAACAGTTGAAGAGCTAGTTCTAGAGCTGTCAGAGCAAGAAATGGGGCTAGTAATAGAGCATTTAAACCCGAAAGAAATATTATTAATCGAATCACTAAAGGATCAATAGAATGAAAGTAGGAATTGAATTACAAATCGATGTAACAAAGATTGAAAAGCACAGGATTTATCAGGGGAAAAAAGGCAAGTATTTAACCATGACAGCCTTTGTCGATCTTGATAACAAAGACCAATACGACCAAAACGGCATGATTACCCACAAGAAAGAGGAAAATGAGCAGCAAGCGCCCATTCTTGGCAATACAAAAGTGTTCTGGACTGATGGACAGCAGCAAGCGCCAGCGCATCACTCAGATTCAGCAAGCTACCAGGCTAGCCCATCGCAAGCACCAGCCCAGGGCGGCCTAGAAGATGATGATTTCCCCTTCTAAATAAAGCCCTGTAATGGGGCTAACACTAAGTAATGTCGAAAGGACAAAGTTAATTATGAGTGATTCATTTATCAAAAAGCCTTGCCAACATTGCCCGTTTCGCAATGACGTTAAGCCCTTTCTTCACCCACAAAGAGCGGAAGAATTAGCGTACGGTGCGCAAAGAAAGTACAACACTTTCCCGTGCCATAAAACAACAAAGCATGACGATGATGGCGACTCAATTACATCAGAAGGCGATAAAGAATGTGCAGGGTTCCTTACTCTTAAAGCCGCTGAAATTGGTGAAGAAAATGTATACGAATGTACCAATGGGTTCGAGCCATCTTACGACATGGTCTATTCGGACGCCTATGATATGTCACTCGCATATGATGAAGCCGCACACCAACACTAAATAATGTCGTAAAGGAGAAAGTTAATAATGTCGAAATCAATAGCATCAGCCCCTAAAGATGGCTCTAGATTTATTGCATTTGAAAAAGGCTACGGGTGGCAAACATGCTATTGGGATAAGAATCACGATGGCGGAAATGGGGGCTTTAGGAATCCGCGCCACGGGTGGCGGCCAACCCATTGGGTGCCATTACCTAAAGAGCCTAAATCTAAAAAATGTCGGGGGTTTGAGTTATGACTGATCAACTTTATTGTCCTATTTGCACTAACGAGCTGGATAAAAATGGGGATTGCTGGGTTCGCTGTGAGTATGAGTCCGATGGAGCGCCACCAGAATATTCACCGCTAACTAATAGGCAGGCATTGGAAAGGCGAATAGCTGAAAGTAAAAGTAAACAGAAGAAATACAGAGGTATTGTAAAGCACATTAAATCAGAAATATTCGGATACGAGAATGAATTAAATCAGCTATGACGCTGATTTGTCGAATAGGAGAAAGTTAGATGAGTATTTCAAAATCAATATTTTGGGCTTTTATTTCCATGCTTTGTTATGTCTTGGTGATTACGTGTATAGGGTTCGGTATTGCGCACTTTGTAGGCATAGACATTAAGGCGACCGATGGCGAGGTCGGTTTAATTGTGACTAAGTTCTATCTTGGTTTGGCTTTTGCTGGCGTGTTTTATGGTGCCTTCTCTTGCTTGGATTTATTTGAGCACATGTTCAAAGCGTGTCGTGAATTTAACGACTAAATATAAGATATGTCGTATTAGCGATTTAATAACGTCTAAAAAACAACCCATTATAGCGATTAAGTATTACGCAATTTCAGAAGTTCAACTAACGTTAAATTAACGGGAGCGACAATATGAAGAGGCTAATACTTATGACTATACGCAAACTAATTAATTTCATGGATGTTATCGATATACCAGATCAAACCGAGACGCGCGACTATGCCGAGATTGAAAGAATTACTAATCGAATTGGATCAAGAGCTATCTTCGCGCCATTTTACCGAGTCAGAGAATGCAGGGTATCGAGAGCTTATAACGGTGGCGCTAATGGATAATGGGTGGTTGCACCTTCTAAAATCAGGCGTTAGAGCTGGGGTTAGGGTTAAATCTAAGAAGCGACAGGGCGTAACCCAGGCGGATATACTTATCGAGCTGATGAAATCGATAGCTGATGAAGGGGATACTGAGGTTGCAAGGCTATTGGGGGTGATTAATGGCAATTAAATGGAAATGCACAGCGGTTAATATATGCACTGTACTTATTGGTCTTGGATTAGTGGCAATTGTGGCGATGTAAGCTATATTTAAGTAAATCCCCGACAAGGACTTTCCCCCGAAAGGCTAGGTACATCCGCAAGGTGATATGTACAGCCGAATTAGCCCACTTCAACGTGGGTTTTTTTATGTTTACTCGGTATGCTATAATTTGTTTTATTTTGCGGGTGTTAAATGCGGCAGGCTTACATCATAAAAACGTTTATAGGGCCGGTTTCAATGTTGGGCATACCAAAGAACGGCACCCATACGCTAGAAATGTACAAATCCGGCACGATAGATGAGGGCAAAACTCACCAATTCCCCCTAAGAATAGCCTTTATAAGAGAACCTTTTGATAGGTGGCTAAGTGCGTTTTTCTTCATGGCTACCACAGGTTATCTATTAGACGGTGTGCGCTTATCATCATATGATCAGTTTGTTGATTTGGCGCTTGTTTCTGATGACGAACATTTAACCCCGCAATCCAGGTTTATTGATGGTTCGTTTGTTAACAAAATCATGTGTTTGAAATCAATGTCTGACGTATTAGGGCGGCTTTCTGATGTGAAGATAACAAAAGAGAATGCAGCACCTAGAGAGGATATAGACACAAGCTACAGAAAAGATGAGGTTATGATGAGATATCAGGCTGACACAGAAATGTATAATAGGTTGGTGGCTTAATATGGCGTTTCCAAAAGACTCTTTTGCTACAGCTGGTTCAAATACCATAACCCTACAATATAACGCCGATGAAGATGATTTTATGTTCCTCTCATTTTCGGGGCGTTATGTTACATTGCCGGCCACACCTACGGGCTGGACATTATTAACCTATAACGCAGTAGCGGCCAACGCGGTATCCAGTAGATACTGGTTTAGGCGAGCCACATCTTCAGAGCCTACTAGCGTTACATTAGTGGGTAACGTTTCTGTACAGTTCGCTCAGATTACTAGCTATGGGGAAGTTCATACAACTACCGCGTTTGATGTAACGCTGACTTCGAGAACTAGTTCTGTGGTTGCCACACCTTCCTCAACGGCTATAACTCCAGTAACCGCCAATACACTTATCGTATACCTAGCTACTGGTAACACCCGTACAATGGTTCCCGCTCCGGGGATTATAAAAACAGCCAGGAACACCGAGCTACTAGCTTACTATACTTATGGTGGGGCGGCTTTGGATGTAGTTCCCGCTAGAGAGTGGCAGGTTGTAGATGATGCAACCATAAACCCAACAATAATAACTATTGCATTAAGGGACGCGGGAAGCGATATACGCAGGGGGTTTATCGATGTAGATAGTCCTCCTGCTGATTTGCTTCATGTTCTTGGTGAAAATGGTGTAACGGGTGCGCAAACAGGAACGGGGGTTATAAACTTTTCATCTACTGGGACCAATGTAATCCCTACGTTACAAGGGATAACTACAGAATTTTCAAGCCTTCCGTCGCAGGGTCAGTTCGAGGATGGGATAGTTAGTAGCGGGTTTTTCACCTCTGCCAGCAATAAATCGGACATGTTTGTAAGAGGGAGCAGCACGAATGTCTCCTATGACATAGAAAGTGACATTATTTCCTTTTCAGGTAGTGGATCTCCGGTTATATATGGGACGTTCTCCGTAGATGCTAAAAGTTTTCTGATAGGCGATGGTACAAATTTTAGAGCTTGGAGGATTGACGCCAAAGATACCAAGCCTACAGGCTCTGTTGCCCCAGTGGTTCATTTGATTGAGGTTGATGGTGGGTTTGAGTCTGAAGAGTTCGGTACAGTTAACGCAACCGTCCTTCAGAATATTGATAATTACGCTCTAGGCAACCCTGGAAAAGAGAGCTACAGAGGCCAGAACTGGGGATTTTTGTATAGATTGAAAACTATGACGGTCTTAGGTGGAAGTACAACTACGCCGGTTGACATGTCTATAGGCGTAGAGTGTGCGGAAACATCATCCCTTAGAACCATATCGAACCAGGGCCAACAGTCACAAACCCAGTTCTTTTGTGCTCAGAAAATCAGGGTAGGGGATGGCGTAAGGCCCGTAATATGGAATAGCCAGCAGCATTCATTAGAGTGGCCAGCGATATCCAACCCAGCAACCAGGCGCGTACAAGTACAGATTAGCGCGGGGCTTCTTGGGTTCTCGATTCTGGCCAGTTCAGCAGATGATATCGATTTCTCGACTACTGTTTTTAACATGGGGAATCTTAATGTATGGGAGCTAGAGAGCGGCACCAGCACCTCTGCCACCTATAGCGAGGTAGGCGCGTTAATAATCAGTGGTGAGATAATATTACGGACTATTGGCCGAGCCATTGTTGGCATGACGTTTACAGCATGCAATCAGATTACGCAAAATACAGCCGATTTGTCAGGCGGAAACACCATAGATAGCTGCATCCAGACTAACGCTATAGTGGTTACTTCAGAGGCTCTTTTTGAAAACCTAGCCAACTGTACATTCACTAACAATAACCGAGCCATACAGATAACCGGCAATCAGTCGGGAACATGGACAGATGACCCAAATTTAACGGTATCGGGCAACACGTTTGATATCGAATACACGGGGACCACTAACTTCTCGATTCCATCGGCTAACACGCTGACGGTTAATAATGCGTCGAGTGGTGTTTTAACAATTGTAACTCCAGTACTGACGCTAAATATCAACAGCGATACAGCAACGACACTAATTAGATACTTTGAAGATGATTCTCAAACCGTTGTAGATAGCGCAACAGGAACAACGTTAGCCTATAATTTCCCTGATACAGACGTTATTGACATTGAGCTAGTCAAGCAATCATACGTACCTATTAACAGCCAAGACGTTGTGCCTTTCGACGGTAATATCAATTTCATCATGGACTTTGACGAAAGCTATAATAGCGGTCACGGGCTAACGATTACCACCGAATATGATTATGTACGAGCTACCAAAGTATTAACCATCAACAGTGATCAAAACGCGCTCGATGTACGCTCAAGCCTAGCTGATGTAATCCGTACTAACTCAAGCTATTTCAACACGCCATTGCTGATGATGTCTATACCAGGACTGACCCGCGTAGATTTGACTGATGGCATGACCATAACCAGTATGGCTACGTGGAAAGGCGCGGGAATGGAAATGTTCGACGCTGCTGATGCATTAAACCCATTAGAAAAGTGGTTTGTGCTGAAGTCAGGCGGATTCATTACAGGCTCAACAACTCACTTTAGGCAGACAGATTCGGGCAATTCCACAGCAGTAACGCTGACTAATAACGTTGTTGATGAAGCTTTCCAGTATTGGGACGATCCAAACCACGATGGTTCAACGGCTGACGGATTTGATTTCTCTGACTACATGGTCACAAAGGCATTCCTAGCAGGATCTAAGCAAGCAAGATCAGATTTATTGGTCGATGCCGGTATCAGTGCGATTGCGTCTAACTCGTATCAAGTAGTTTTAGCTAATGAGGCTCATGGATACTCAGGCAGTGATCCAGGCGTATCGGGTGATATTACCCTTATAGCTGGCGGAACCTTTGGCGGTGAAGTATTCGCTTATGAGTGGGTAGATGGCGGCACAACTTCAGGCGTAGATATAGCTGATCAAATAAACTTCAATGGCGCTAATGATCCAAATGGAATAATACCAGGCGGAACGGGCCTAAGATGGTTCGAATTGTCCGACATGGTTATACATAACGCAACGGCAGTTGAGACAGAAAGAGGCTTTGAAGAGGGCACTACACCAACGCTGGTTGGATTCTATGCGTCTAGAGGTGGATTAGATCACCCTAGCTTTACACGATTCCAGGCTGATAATGGAAACTACTTTACACCAGCAGTAACGGCTAACGCGCAAACATTGGGCATAGAAGCAAATAGTTATCTACAGGTTATCAACAAGACAGCTAAAGAATCAGCCATATGGGTGCTATCAACTGCCTATGTAGCTGGTGATAGGCGATTACGCACGCTAGGAACCGGAACAGAGCTAACCACAGGGCTTTACATGCGTTGCACGACTGGCGGCACTAGTGGAGGTTCAGAGCCTACATGGGACACTACGCCAGGTAACACGACCAACGATAACACTGTGGTTTGGGAAACTATGGCCATTGCTGTAGAAGATGGCGTTCAAGGTAGTGATTGGAGCCTTGCATATACTGAGGGCGAAGAGTTCAAGGCCGGCGATCAAGTTAGATATCGGGTAGCCTTTGAAAATGGCGCGTCTTACAAATTCCCAATTGAGGCGATAACAATTGCAACCTCAACAGGATTTACAATTCTAATTAGCCAAGTCGATTGGGTAGAGGTTAATACATGGGCTATCGATGGTTCAGCGGAAACTAATTGGGTAAAAGATGGGACCAATATCGATATTGATATAGTCGGCAGTGGGTCAGGCACCAAGAAGTCACTGGTTGCATGGTGGGCGTTCCTAATAGCTAGTGACTCCGAAGGTATAGAGTTGTTTTGGGATGCTTACGATGTTGAAAGCTCGGCATCTATTAAGCAGGATGTTAGCGTAGTTGATGTGGTAATTGAGAAGACCAGCGCCGGCAACTTCCAATTTACTGATAATGACATTCGATACTACAGAAGCGACTTTTCAAGCCCTTACGATACTACGGGCAATTCAATATTTATGGATTATTCAGGTGTGCCGTTGATAGTTGAAACCGGCGTATCAGGGTTGACCGCTCCAGAATCAGCGCAATTAGGCGTCATTGATTCTGTAGACGGAAAAGTAGACATTATTGACGGCATAGTTGATGCAATATTGGTTGATACTGGCACAACGTTACCAGCCCAAATAGATACAAGAATGCCAACAACTCACATAGACGCTACAGCGGGTAAGGTTGATGGCGTAGCACTGGTAGACACGACCACAACCAATACAGATATGCGCGGTACTGATGGAGCCAACACAATAGCTCCAGACAATGCGACTATTGCAACGATCGATGCAAAAGTAGATATAATTGATACTAACGTGGACGCAGTAAAGGCTAAGACTGACAGCCTGACATTCACGAAAGCGAATGAATTAGATTCTAATATTCAGAGCGTGAATGACACTACTGTAGTAGGTGACGGCCAAACAGGTAGCGAGTGGGGTTCATAATTGGCTAGTAGTTGGGCGCAAAGCTGGGGTAGCTCATGGCTGAATGCGTGGGGAACCATATCCACAGAGCTATGGACGGTTCAAGATGACAGCGTTACTAATTGGACGGGGCAAAATGATGAAGTCGATAGCTGGATAGCTCAAGCTGATCAATCTACCGTATGGTCAGACCAGGCGAACGATACAAGCACATGGAGCCTACAAGCTGACGAATCTAATACGTGGGCACAACAAGCAGACGAAACGCCAGCATGGGCAACACAGGCCGATACCGTGACTATTTGGGATGACCAGGCTAATAGTGTTACTATATGGACAAAGCAGGCTGACAACTCTATTGCATGGGATGACAAAGACGACGAATCCGATACATGGACAAAGCAGCCTGACACCACAACAACGTGGAATTGAGCAACCCATAGCGGGACTCATGCAGAACAACCTAAGAGGACTCTGTATATGGCTAAGACAAGAGCGCAAGAGAATCGCGCAGTTAGACAGGAGGCATTAAGAGAGTGGCTGTCTAAGAAGTGTACAGCACAACATCTTGTTGATAACATTGATAAAATCGAAGCGCTAGACCATACCTCTGAAACGTTCAGGAATGAGCTTGATAAGTACAAGGTAGCCAACGATCAAAGATTAAGAGTAATGAACAAATACTTGCCTGATGTAAGGACAGTTGAGTTAACAGGTGAGGCAGGCGAAGCAATTCAAGTAGCCAGCACATTCGAATTTATCCCCGTAGGCTCTAACGCTTGAATAAGATCAGCATAGAGTACGTTAAGAACCTATATCCCATATTTACCAAACCTAAGCGTATTAAAATCATTGTCGGCGGTCGTGGCTCAACTAAGAGTACCGGCATTGCTGACTATGTAGCTGCTAAGGTATCGAGTGGTGAATTGTGGTGTTGCGCTCGTGAGAATCAGAATTCAATTGAAGAATCAGTACACAGGACAATACTTGATGAAATTAGCAGGCTGGGCATACAAGGATTCGAAGATACAAAAACGTCTATTACTCATGAGACAAGCGGAGGACGCACATTTTATAGGGGGCTTGCTCGTAACATTACTAGCCTCAAGTCTACTCTTTCAGGTGTTGACGGCCTTTGGATAGAGGAAGGCGAAGATATAAGCGACAACACGCTAAGGGTATTGACAGCATCCGTTCGGCTTAATGCAGATGACACAGAGCGGCTATTAGATGGCAACAAACTAGAATCTATTGAACAGCTGGACGCATTGCTAGCTAATTCAGATATCAAGATGCCTGAAATCATTATTACAATGAACAGGGGGCAAAGATCTGGAGCTGTTGCTAAGAAGTGGTTGGCAAGGGCTGAGAGTGAGCTTAAACGTTGCGGGTATTACGAAGACGATACCGTGATGGTCGTGCAGATGAACTACACCGACATGCCACAATCATGGTTCATTGCCAGCGGATTAGAGCAAGAGCGGCTAGATGATTTAGATAAGTTATCTACAGCTCAGTACCGACATAAGTGGCATGGCGATTATCTTGACGAAGTAGACAACAGCATAATCAAGCCTGAATGGTTCGATGCTTGTATTGATGCTCACAAGATTGAACACCTTAAAGAAACATTTGCCCCGCATGGTTCACGTATTGTCGCATTCGATCCTATGGACGATGGCAACGATGCACACGGTTACGCACAACGCAGAGGATCAATCATTGAAAGAGTATTACAGAAGACTAAGGGTGAAATCGACGTTGGCACTGATTGGGCGACTGAATTGGCTATTAACAACAAGGCTGACCACTTCGCCTGGGATGCTGATGGAATGGGTACCGGACTCAAGCGACAGGTCTCAGATGCATTTAATGGAACCCGTGTTAAGTTTGGAGGGTTCCATGGTGGGCTTTCCGGTAAGGGCCAAGATATGGCTGAGAAGGTCTACCTTCCTCTTGATACGGAAGGTACTGAGAAACCTAAAACCTACGCTGAAACTTTTAAGAA